TTACTCACGATAATACCGCCTTACTATTTTCAACATCGCCAATGTCTTTGCTTTCACCTGTTGGCACTTCTGCCATTGGATCAACTTCGCGATCTTTGCGAGATGCTTCTAATTCTTTTAATAAATCCATTACTCTATTTGCTCCAGCATTTTCCTGTGCTGATTCACCACCTAATTCTTCTTGTGTAAGTTTTGCTATATATTCTTCGTCGTCTTTTTCTTGCTGATAAAGTTCTTGTGGTTCGTTAGGGTTACGTACAATTATATGGCTTTGTGGAACTTTGCAAACACTTCCTAAGTATTCTTGTAATACTCTACTAGTTGTTGGATACATTAAATCCACTTCATAGTAGTGTACTTCTGTATTCTCCAACTGTGGAAAATCTAGTGGGCGTTCTTGAATTGGTGTTTTTTTGCCTGTTGACATTTTGCCAACGCCAAATTTTTGCAATCCTCTTTCCATATGATCTTCAAAATGTTCAGGTAGTTCACCTGCCACGCCTACTTTAAAAGAATATACTTTTTTGGATTCGGCTAAGTACTCTGTAAAACTTTTCATAATTGTATTCCTATTATAAACTATTTATCTTTATCTAGACCTTTTAAGCGTTCAAGTAGACTATTTCTGTCAGTGACAACATATCCTTCACCATTGACTATACCATCAGGAGCTACGCCGCCGTCTTTGTCCATTTTTTCTTTTTTAAGTTGCAAGTCTACCATCTTTAATTTTTTATCTAGTTTTGCAATTTTAGCATCTAATGATGTTTTAAGCATTGTTCCTGCTACTTCAAACACTCTGCCGGAATATCTTGACTCTACGTTCATACCTAAATCCATTAAATCATCGTATGCAGTCATAGCTTTGTTTGCAACTTCATTAAGTTCTTTGTCTGCCATATCTCCTAAGCCTTTAACAGCAGGCAGAGCACTTGCAATTTTATCAAAGTCGGCAATATCTCTAAATGTATCTTCTTGTTCTACAATAGCATTTTGTGCTTTTTCTTTATTTTCTTCTTTGATATCATCAGGTGCAATATTTAATAAATCTTCTAGTTTTTTGGTCATAATATTATTCCATTATATGCTACTATTATTTAGTCAATATTATTGGTTAGTGCATTTATTTTTTGTTGTGCTGTCCATACTATACTTGTCCTAGCAGTTATCCAATGTGTGTAATCTTGTAATTCTTGTTTGTTTTCTGTCTTAAGTTGTTGTTCGCTTTTATGTTGATACTGTACTAAATTTTCTATTTGCCAAATATTCATAGGATGATCTGTTGTAGGTGGATTATTTAACATTGTTTTTGCTTGTTCTACAACTTTTTGTGCTGCACTAGGTGTGAATACACTTGCTGACACTCCTCCTAAGTACCCTCTTTTTTGTCTTTGTATACGCCATTGTTCTACATCAATTTTAGGAAAGTTTTGTTTTTTGACTGCTAAACAATTTATCTGTGTACATAATATATTTTCTTTTTTGTAATAAGGTAAACAAAGCCAACGTAGTAGATAAAAGTGTTCTCTTGTAGGATTAGTAGGAAATAAATTTGTAACATCTACACTTTCTACTTTGTATTTCTTACATTTTTGTATAATACTGTTGCTTGGTTTATACAAAGCAATTATTTTTTTATTGTTATAAAATTTATTTAATTGTTTAATCCATAAATCAAAGTAAAGATTAAAGTATACAGGATCAGCTGCACAATATATTATCATCTACGTTTGCCTTGATGAAATATATCTCCTTCATTTACAACTCGAAACAGCATACCCTTTTGTTTACAATAGGCTCTAGCTGCTGACCATTTTGCTTGATTCACTGCGTAGTGCAATTGATTAGTTCTACTACGGCCTGCTTTCTCTAATGTAGTTTGATTTGATGGTTTTACTTCAACCAGTTCAACTTTTTTTTTACCTGTACGATCAACATAAACCATAAAAAAGTCAGGAACATAAATTGTGTACTTTCCACTTAGTGGGTTTCTGTAGGGTATTTTTACTGCTTCACTTGCCCATTTTGTTATATTTTCATTTGTATCACACATACGCATAAAAGCGTATTCCCAACTACTTCTATATGTTGGCGTTCTGCCTCCTATATATTTGCTAGGATTTTTAAGCGCATACTTTCCTTGAGCAAAACGAGCCATTACAACACAATATTTCTAGCTTCTCTACTTTGTACCAATGGTAACACTTGATAACCTAATGCACTTGATTTACTTCTGTTTACATTAATAATTGTGGTAACTAATTTACTAATTTGTACTTCGGTTAATCCTTTTAAAGTATCTAAAATACTATACACAGGTGTCTTTTCTAATTCAGCTTGCTGTAATATTACAGTAGATACAGCAATAGCACTTTGTTTTTCAAAACCTCTTTTTTCAAAAAAACCAACAACACTATCTACTTGATTAGATGTAAAATTAATTTGTTTGGTAAAATATTTGTTAAAGAATTCTTTTACTTCTCCTGCACTATCTTGATTTTTTGATATACCTGCTATATCTGTGTAATTATTACTCATTGCGCATTCCTTATATTATCAAAATTATCTATTGCAACTTGTCCAAACGCATCTTTTTGTGATCTACTTAAACTATTCCAACTTTCTTTTCTATCGTTTAAATTTCCCGATTGTTGTGAATTAAAGTAAAGATTTCTAAATGCAAAGTCGTCTTTGGCTTGTTGATTATTATTTAAAACATTCAAAGCATCATTACGTGGTAAGCTGAAGATACTATTATTATTATCTGCAAGTTGTAATGATTGTGTTTGTGCAGCAGTATTTCCAGAAGGAAATACTGCGTTGTTCAATCCGTTTATAGCAGAAGTTGCAAATATAGCTAATGCACCATTTAAAATAGAATCTTTTTCTGCATTTAGATCAGCATTTGATAAATTATTAATATTCCTAATCGTGTTTATACCAGTTAATACAGTGCCTATATTACTATTACCATTTTCTATATCTTTAAACACAGATGTAATACCACTTAAAATACCACCGTCTCCGAATAAATTAGTTGAGCCTCCACCTTCTATAGATAATGGACTAGGTGTAACATCGTAATGTGATGGATCAGCAAAGCCTGCTGGATTGTCTTGTGTAGTCAACCCTCTGCCATACATAACAGATTCATACTCAACTTGCATTTCGTTTTTTGTAAAACTATTTGACCCTTGTTCGAGATTATCGTGTCTTAAACTAGTTATCAAAGGATTTACCATTGTATAACTAGTAAATGTACTTTGTCCACTATTACCGTGCAATTGATTTATTGTAATACTATTAAAGAAAGGTGCTGATGGTCTAGTTTTGTCCAAGCCATATCTGTAACTGTTCCTAATGTCACTTCCGTATATATTATCAGGATTGTTAATATAAGGTAACGGTACCGTTGTATCAGGTTGTCCTGCAGCATTTTTTCTTGCATAATTTGGATCTTGGTAGTAATATCTAAAATATGTTTCCCATAGTAATGTTGTTAAACCTGCATTATCATCGTGGAATGTAAGACTTACAGGATCATATCTCAATCCTGTTTGTATAAGTTTTTTCCTATTGTATTGATTCTTTGTATCAGTTTGTAAAGTGTAACTAGGCAAATCTGCTGATGATACTAATAGATTAAATTCTTTTTTGTTTAGTAATTGTCCTACTGAGTTTCCCAATGATGCTAGGGCAACTTGATTTATATCAAATACAACGTGATATAAAAATTTGAAGTTAGGTGCAAGGCGTAAATTATTGCGCACATACAATGCACTAGCGTGAGCATAGTCGCCCATATTGCCTTTAGGATTTCCTAAAGAACTAGTAAAATTATCAAAGAATCCATTAAACTTACTCATAACGTATTTATCATTTTACAAAAACACGTACATAATAAAAAAAGGAGCCATAAAGACTCCTTTTTGTGCAATCTCTATGTTATGTGTTAGCTGCCGCCACCTGTTGAAAGGCTGCTTACATTTCTTGCTACTGTACTACCTACGCCTGTTCCGACTGGTGTTTGGATTGCGTTATCGTACATAATTGTAAGTGCAACTGTTACTGGATCACTACTTGCATAAGCAACTGACCCATAATCGACTGATGTTAGGTATGCACCGTAAATTTCCCAAGTTTCTAAAACATTTGGAGCATTTACACCGTTACCACCATCTAGTATTTCTAAACGCTGTGTGAACTTGTAATCAATACCTGATGCAGCACTTGCTTGTTCGAAGAAATCAAATTGCTTCTGTAGTTGCTCGCCGACTAGCTTAGTAACATTTCCGTTTACATCATCTCGCAAGTTGACAGTAATTTCATTCCAGCTGTGCTTACCAGCAATGTTTACTTTACTGTTGTAAACGTGTAGTTCTTGATTTTCAAAACTAATTGTTGGACGACTTGCATCTATAACTTGTTTTGTAAGTTCCTGTGTTTCATTTGATACACCAAAATTTTCTAGTGTAACACGGAAACGATATTGTAACTTTGGCATAAGCAAACCTTGGTTGGTTGCGCTTGTATCATTTGCCAAAGGCACTGTAATATTTGTGAGTGTTGAGATTGCCATATATAACTCCTATCTACAAGTATTTATCATTGTAGGATGTTAAATTAATAACACCCTACTTAATGATTATAATCCTGCTATTTCTCCTGTGTTTTTCAAACGTAGCGGAATGTAAATAAATTCTACTGCTTTTACTGGTTCTACAGCAATATCTACATACAATTCGTTTCTATCAATTCTTGCTGGTGTGTTGTTTGTTTCATCACAAACTACTAAGAAGTCATAAAGAGCTCTAAGTCCTACTAGTTCGATCATTAAACTTTCAACTTGTTGCTTGATTTCGTCACGTGTGATTTTATCGTTTGGTTCAAACAAGTATGGTTTAGCAAGCTGATTTAGCTGACTACGTAAGTAAACAGTAAGTCTCGCTACATTTACTCTATCTAAGGCACTTGCAGCTCTAGCACGAGTTTTTTGTCCAAATACAACTAGTCCTGCACCTGTTAAGAATGTAATTGGGTTAACATTGTTTTGATACAATGTATCTCTTTGACCTTCATTAAGTGCAATACTTACAAATTCGCCTTCAGCATTGATATATCCTGTTGCTGTTGCATTGTTTACACCGCCACGTCTTGTGCCTGCTGGTGCAAACCAAGGATAAGCAACTTGATCATTTAGTGCCATTGTACGTAGCACCATATGACTTGGAGGAACAACTACATTATTACCTGCATTGTCACTTG